ACTCCGTTATTAAATATTTACCATTAAATTCCGCAATTGTCATTGCAAATAACTAGCCTGCCTTCTTTGAAAGACTTAGTGTCCCAACTGGATTGAATACTTTGAAACCACTTGATGCACTCAGTTAAGTCATATTCTAGTGCATTATTTTTCTTTATAAATTCCTTTAGTTGGGCATTGGCTGCTTGATGATATTGACCATGCCCGAATGTTTTAGGATAAAACCCAGTAAAACAGCAAGGATATACTTCACCGGTGCTTGTTATATATATTTCTTTATCTTCTTGTGCGCCACAGCGTATTTGTTTCTTTTCTTTTCTGTCAGGAATAATATCTTCTAATAAAACTAAATCTGTTCGCTTTTTGTAGAAAAGGATTTCAAAGTTTGTTTCTCCACGATAATCACCTAATATATGTGACAAGTTGCCTTGTTTATCAAACACAGGTGCATCCACCCTGGTACTTTCTACTAATTCAAACCGGTGAAATCCCAGTTTAGCACTAAGATTTTTACATTCATCAATTTGATGTTTGTTGTGTTTGAATTTAATAAATTTCCAGACAGCACGACCCCCGGCTTGTATAAAAGTTTTGGCATTTTTTAAAATGGTTTTCCAAACGGTATTCTGTCTGTACAAGTGATGTGTATCTTCTAGTCCGTCAATACAAAACAATACAGTTGCGTTTGTTTGTCCTAACGCAGTCCAAAATTGTTTATCTCTAGCTGAACCATTTGTACTGATTGTTACGTCAAGAGTATGATTATGTTCAAAAAAATATTTCACAATTGCTAGGCCATCAGGATTCATAACAATATCGCCAAAATTACCATTTATATATATTCTATCTAGTTGCTGTAAAAATGATGGCTGGAAAATTTTCTTTGCTTGATCTAAAGTTAGATTGGCTTCAGGATAACCAGAGTTGTAAGGATACCCCCAAAAATTTCTAGGGCACCAAGGACAGCTTGCATTACAAAAACTTGAAATTTCTAAATGAATTTTTTTTATGTCTTTGTATTCTATCATTCAGTTTTAGTCTTTAAACTTGCAAGCATCTGTTTTAATTTTGTACTATCTACATTTGCTTGGACACTTTTTTCAATGTCATATCCGGGCTTGGGTTTGGCGGCAATCATAGGACCACTAGTGGTGGCGGTGGTCTTGATCTGATCCATGATCTGACTGCTAGTGCGGAAGCCTTGTCCTCCGTTTTCACTTTGTGCATCTTCGCCTGGATCTGTAATACGCAGGCTTTCGATGTTGAACTCAAGATCTACTTTTTGTCCCACGCCTGAACTACTACGAGTCTTCATAAGCTGTATTTGATATCTACCACGCTCACGCATGGCCCTTGAAGTAAAGATACCAAACACATTATCTGCTGTGTTAATTTTACTGATACCACCTGAAATATGGCTGTGGTCAAATTCAATTTCTTCTACTGCAGATCTATTCAACTGCGATGCTGTAATCATCAGTATATTAAATTCTCTTGCCAAGTTTCTTAACTCTTCTGACACATACTTGTCTTTGACAAACAAATCACTAGGACTAACCTTTGCACTAACCGGCATCACAAGATCAAGATAATCAACCATGATAAAGTCTGTTTTCTGTCCTGTTTGTATTTCTAGTTCTTTGAGATAGGCACGAATATGATTAACATTGCTTTGTGCTGGCATGTACTTGATACGCAACTTGCCTGACTTCTTGCCTACCATTCGTACCTTCATTTCTAAAGTATCTAAATCCTTAAAAATTTCTTTAGTGCTGCAATTGGCAACCATGGCATCCATACGCATGGCACACAGTTCTTCACTGAGTTCTAGTGTAAGGAACACACCATTGAGTCCAGCAGTGATCCAATTAATAGCAATGTTCTGCATAAACAAACTTTTACCCGAGCCCGAACCACCAGCAAAGATGTTTAGTTCTCCTCGGTTCATGCCACCGAACAAGCGTTGATCCATAGTGGGCCAACCTGTGCTGACTTGACCATTGTTGCTTTTGATCTTCATCAGTCGCGCACGAGGATCTTCAAAATAGTCTGTGCCCATATCCTTGGTAAGACTGATCTGTACAGCATCCTTGATTAGTTTTTCAACAGGATCAAAGTCGCCTTTTTCAATCATGTCCGCGGCTTTGAGAATAGCACGTTCTAGTTCTTGCTTGCGACTAAATCCTTCAAATTCTGTCAAGAACCAATCATAATGCCCTTCTCTAAGGTCAGGAACTTCCCTAAGTTCTACACCAGTAGCTGCCTGTATTTGCTCTCGAGTGGGTAGCGTTTTGTGATCGTCGCTGTGTTTTTTTATAAAACGAGCAGATTCCCTAAGACTGCGATCAAAGTTTTCTGCATTGTAAATGTTCTGCACACGCACATAGGTTTCTGCGTCTTGCAGCATCATTTCTAAAAAAAGTTTTTGAATATCTACGGAATAATTTTTATGCATATATTTTTTTTACAAGATTTCGTGCTGAATTTTTATAAAACTCTCCTGATGCTATGTAATTATAATTGTAAACAAAAATATCTTTTGAATCATATAATTTTTCAGCAAGTTGTGATAAAGTATAATTTTTTGAGATTTTTTTTATTTGTTCTAGTGCTGCCAGGAGTCTTAAGTGTAGTTTTTTTTCGTACTGATAATGGTAATCAATTAGGTCTTCATTAAAGATAAAACCATTTTTTTTAATAAGATCAACAGAATGATATCCTATAGGTAAAATAATTTGCATATCTAAAAATGTTTTAATACTTTTTTCTGTAAAAATACAAAAAGGAAAACTATCAGCAGTTTCTCTGGTTAAATTAAAAGCTGACACTTTATTATATACATTTTTTTCAACGTAAGCTATTTTTACAGTTTGATCTGGACTAATAGAATTGTTAGGCCATTCGTGTTCTTTTCTTGCCGCCATGAGTTTATCACATAAACTTCGATCTTGAAATTCGGTGATTTCTTCTAAAAAATTGTCAAATTCTTCATTAGTTGAAATGTAACCACCAAAATACTCTATGTGTCCTAAACTTTTATACAACATAGTGCATGTAGTAATAAAATCTCGTTCTGCCGTACTATGTGTGCCACCAAAGTATGTAAAATAGTGCTGTAAATTTTTTATGTCGTAATTTTTTATTGGTTGTATGTTATGTAGTAATTTGTCAAAATAGTATGCAAGTGGAGTATCAATAACGGTAAAACCAGATTGCAGAGTTAAATCGCAAAATTTATTATACCATTCATTAAGATTCAAAGTGTGAGTTGAAATTAGAATCAAGTTAGACATTTTGCAACATAATGATTTCTGGTGACGGTGTTTCGTCATAAACGATAAGAAGTTTGTTATCAAAACTTTGATCAAATTTTTTACAAGAAAAATAGCTGTCTAAAAATTTGTGTATGTGAATTTCTTTGTAATCGTTTCTAGGTGCATCTGCTACTATTCTCATCATTGTATCATCAAAATAAGCAATGATTTCTAAATCTGTCTTAATTAATATGTCAAATAAGATTTTATTTTCAATTTTATCATTTATAAACTTAATTTTTGACATATTTTTTCCTTTGTAATTCAATCTTTAATTTACTTGTTTGTTTGTTATCTAATATACTTTTCAAAACAAATAATTTACCGTATCTAATTACAGCTTCATTTATGTCTTTACAAGTCTCCTGCCAAATTGGAAAACTCACTGCCCATCCTAATTCAATTGCCCGACTAATCATTTTATTTCCTGCACTGTCTTTGTCTGGCACAACAATAACTTCACGTTGTAATCTATCAATTTGATCCACTTGTATGTCAGATATTTCTGAACCACTAACGCTAACACCATCCACACTCATTGCGTCAAATGGTCCCTCACATACAATTACAAATTTCCAGTCTGGCTGTTGTTGATCTAAATTATACACAAAGTCTGCCGGATGGCTACTCCAGTATTTAGGTCTAATTCCGTCTGCAATTGCTCTTGCAGTATAACCTACTATTTCGCCTTGATAATAATAAGGAATTATAACTCTACGATGTAGGTTATATGCTTCTTCGGGTGTCCAATAAAAATTGTACTTGTTTAAATCTATAATTCTACGATTTACATATTCTATAGCAGCTAATAATTCTGCAGGTACATTGTTGTAATCACCTATACTGTAAAAACCTGCTAGATCAACTATATTCCTTGCTTGCTCAGGGAGAGATCTAGCTTCATACTTGATTTCTTCTTCCTGAACCCGCTCAAGTTCTTCGGGTGCAACTAGTTCCTTTAGTCTAACTGCTTCAATTACTAATCGTCGCACAGTTAGATCATCGGCACCTAGCCACGCTAGTAGCTTTCTAAACTTGAAGGATAAATGACGGCCAGGTATAAAGCTAGCGGTATAACCACAGTTAAAACAATGATACGAGATTTGTCCTGCGTTTGTTTTTACGCCACCTCTGCCTCTTGTGTCTGCCGTCTCTCCATTATGCACACAACATGGAGCATTGAAACTGGTCCAGCCGTTCTGTCCCGTTTTGCGGCGGGCAGGCAATAATTGCAAAACTGTTTGCTGGATGGAGTCTAACATCCTATTATTGTATACTAAATTTTAACTGTAGCCAATCTTAATGATTGTAAAAGTCTTATGTATAACCAACCAATATCAAATTCAAACCAACGACGTGACAGTTTTGGACTGGCAGCATCTAAATGGTGATTGTTGTGTAATTCTTCACCGCCTATAAGGATACCGACTGGAACTATATTTCTACTTTGGTCTCGAGTTTCACCGTTTCTGTAGCCCCACCAATGGCCTATGCCATTTATAACCCCGGCCGCCCAAAACGGAATCCATAACATTTGTACAGCCCATACTATGGCACCAACACCGCCAAAGACGATGACATTGAACACAAGGCAAAGGCCAATGCCAAGTCTACTGTGAGGTGTGTATAGCTTACGCTCAATCCAATCATCAGGAGTACCACGGCCATATGTATCAACCATCTCTTTATCTTTGCTTGCCTCATGATATAACAAAGCTCCCTGAAACAACACACGACCTATACCATAATGCACAGGGCTGTGTGGATCCCCAGACTCTTCACAGAATCTGTGATGTTTTCTATGCACTGCCACCCATTGTTTAGTAACCATACCGGTGGTTAACCATAACCAGGCTCGCATGAAATGTACAATAACTGGGTGAAATTTGACTGCACGATGTGCTTGACTGCGATGTAGGTATAGTGTCACACAGGCAATAGTTATGTGTGTGACAAGTAATGTATAAAGTATGATCATACAATACTTATTAGTTTAAGCTGAACTTATAAAAGTTACAGTAACATACCCGTGACCAAGATTCACATTGGCCACATTACTCATATTGGTTCCTGTGTTATAGCTGCCGCCACCACCTGCACTGGCTGTATTCAAACCGGCATTACCACCGTTATATCCGCCACCACCTGCACCACGAGCCGATCCGCCGCCACCGCCACCAAAGCCGCCGACTGATTCTGAACCAAAACCCATGCCGCCGTTGGCTCCAAAGGTAAAACTACGGCCACCAACCAATGTGTTGCCACCAGAACCGCCACCGTTGCCAAAGAATCCTCCGCCGCCACCAGGATATCCACCAGTGGTCTGGTTGCTACCAACTGCACCATTTAGGCCACCTGCCGAACCCGACGATCCTCCGCCCCCGCCTCCAGTGGCTTTGCCGGTGCTGTCTACCGACCCTGGAGTGACAGATGCGTTACCGCCGGAATTGATTGTGTTACCACTAGCGTTTTTACCACCACCACCACCAGAAATTTGTATGATAGCTGCATTTGAGTTAAAGGGTGTTCTAATTACAAATGTGCCGCCTCCGCCTGACCCGTAAAAAGAGTTTACATTTGCTCCACGCTGTCCTACTGCAATGCGTATGATTTCGCCTTGGGTAAGATTAACTGTGCTGGTCAACTGAGCACCTAATCCTACATTGCCTCCGCCGGCTGCTCCTGCACTGGTAATAGTGTAAGAACCAGTTTTAGGAACCGTCCAATATTGTATGCCACCAACTACGGTAAAATAATTGTCGTCGTTGATCCAAGTATTACCTGCGGTATCGTATAACGCTCTTAAGGTTGTTACAGAAGGTCCAAGACGGCCGGTACTGTTACCATTGGTAAAAGTAAATGTGGAAAATTCATAAAGTCCCGGATTGAGAACATCTATAATTGTACCACCGTAGATTGTAGTTCCTTGAATAATCATGTTACAC